ATGGCCACTGTGTTTCCCATTCAGCCGGCACAAGCCGCGGGCGCGCCGCAGGCCAACGACGTGCTGCACTGGATGCGGCCTGGCCCGCTGCAACTTGCTGCACTGCCGCCCTTGTCGCTCTACATCCACCTGCCCTGGTGCCTGCGCAAGTGCCCGTATTGCGACTTCAATTCGCACGAGTGGCGCGCCACCAGCGAGGCCGAGGCCGAAGGCATTCCCGAGGCCGCCTACCTTGATGCGCTCATTGCAGACCTGGACGCCGCGCTGCCGCTCATCTGGGGCCGCACCGTCCACACCATCTTCATTGGCGGCGGAACGCCCAGCCTCTTTTCGCCCCAGGCCATCGACAGCCTTCTGGGCGACGTGCGCGCCCGCCTCAAGCTCACGCCCGACTGCGAGATCTCCCTGGAAGCCAACCCCGGGACCTTCGAGCGCAACCGCTTTCGTGCCTACCGCAGTGCGGGCGTCACGCGCCTGTCGGTCGGTGTGCAGAGCTTCAACGATGAGCACCTGAAGGCGTTGGGCCGCGTGCACGATCGCGCACAGGCAATTGCCGCCGTCGAAGAGGCCGCGAGCGCATTCGACACCTTCAACCTCGACCTGATGTACGCCCTGCCGGGCCAGACGATCGAGGGCCTGGATGCCGACCTGACCCAGGCGCTGGCGCTCGCGCCGCCGCACATCTCGGTGTACCACCTCACCATCGAACCCAACACCTGGTTCGCCAAATTTCCGCCGGCCTTGCCCGAAGACGACGTGGCCTACGCCATGCTCGACCGCATCACCGAGCGCACCACCGCCAGCGGCATGTCACGCTACGAGGTTTCAGCCTACGCGCGCCCCGGCCACTCCTGCGCGCACAACCTCAACTACTGGCAGTTTGGCGACTACCTCGGCATTGGCGCCGGCGCCCACAGCAAGCTGAGCTTTGCCCATCGCATCGTGCGCCAGGTGCGCTTTCGCGAACCGCGCCTGTACATGGACAACGCCCGCGCAGGCGCCGCCGTGTCGCAGAGCGAAGAAGTCGCGCTCGCCGACCTGCCGTTCGAGTTCATGCTGAACGCGCTGCGCTTGAAAGAAGGCTTTACGCTGCCTCAGTTCTGCGAGCGCACCGGGCTGGCCATGACCAGCATCCAAAAAGGGATGGAAGAAGCCGAGCGCAAGGGCCTCATCGCGCGTGACCTGCACCGCGTGTGGCCCACCGAGCGCGGGCTGGATTTTCTGAGCGACTTGCAGACGCTTTTCCTGCCCGAGGGTTGAGGGCGCAGGTCAGCATAAAATCGACGGTTCCGGAGAGTTGGGTGAGTGGTTTAAACCAGCAGTCTTGAAAACTGCCGACGAGAAATCGTCCGTGAGTTCGAATCTCACACTCTCCGCCAGAATCGATCTGAGCAAGTTTTAAGAAGTCCCGCGCGGTTCATGCGACGGGACTTTTTCATTGGGAGAGACATCCTTTCTGGTCTAACGGAGGCTGGCGCAGACTGTCCCTAGCCAAGCTTCAAACGTGGCATCAACCATGGTATTTTCTAGCCGATACCATGACCCTTACTGTTAAAGCTGTTGACGCCGCCAAACCGCGCGAAAAGGCCTACAAGCTCGCTGATGCGCATGGCCTCTATCTGTTCGTTTCGCCCACCGGCGCAAAGAGTTGGCGAGCAAACTACACCGCTGGCGGAAAGCAAAAGACCAAGACCTATGGTCTGTACCCTGGAGTGAGCCTAGCTGAAGCGCGGAAAGAGCACGCAGCGGCTCGTGAGGGCTCGCCGGCCGCAGCAACGGCACCGACCTTTGAGACCGTGGCTCGCGACTGGCTCAAGGCGAAGCTGCCGACCCTCTCCAACGGCAAGCATCAAATTCAGGTGCAGAACACGCTAGAGCGGTACGCATTCCCGCAGCTCGGCTCGCGGCCTATCGATACCATTCGGCGGTCGGAGTTGGTTGCGGTGGTGCGGGCTGCACAGGCCGGCGGAAAGATTGAAACCGGGCATCGCGTCGCGAGCCGCATCTCGGCCGTCTTCGATTTCGCGCAGGACACGGGTCTGCTGCAGCAGCACGGTGCAGCCGGGTTGACTCGTGTGCTCATCGCTCGCAAGACCAAGAAGCCGATGGCGAGCATTCCACCGGAAGAGGCAGGTGAGCTGATGCGCGCCATTGATGGCTACGAGGATTCGGTGACGCGACTCGGCCTCCAACTGATGGCGCACACGTTCGTACGCGTTGGTGAGCTGCGCGGCATGCAGTGGAGCGAATTGAAGGAGAAGGGGGAGGTGTGGGTCGTGCCCCAAGCGCGCATGAAGATGCGCATTCCGCATGTGGTGCCACTGTCGCGGCAAGCTCGGGCGATCCTAGCGACCCTGCACAAGATGAGCGGTGACGGGGCGCTCGTACTCGATTCGCCGATCCGTCCGGGACACCCGCTGTCGGAGAACACGTTTCTCTTTGCTTTGTATCGTCTGGGCTACCGTGGCCGCATGACGGCGCACGGTTTCCGGGCTCTTGCATCGACGGTACTTAACGAGCGCTCTGGCTTTCCTCATGACGTGATCGAGCGTCAACTTGCGCACAAGGAAACCGACGCGGTGCGTGCGGCATACAACCGCGCGGAATACCTCTCCCAGCGCTGCGAGCTGATGCAGTGGTGGTCCGACTGGCTGGATGCGGCTCAGCGATCGGTGTCCACGAGCGCTGACTAAGCACGGCTCCGTACCCCGCCACCTGTTGTGCGCGTCCGAGGTGGCTGCTCTTGTGAACACGTAACGTAGTTCGCGGCCAGGGTTTGAACATGCCCGGGCTGTGCTGCCATGCGTTCTCATACTGGGTTACATTGAACGCTGCAACACTTTGTGTCTGGCAGCTCGCAGCAGTCGGATATCAATTCCACAATGAATCCCGAGGTGACTTTGGCGAATGCAAATTCCAACTCAGGTGCGGCGCCCCCAATAAATATTGCCCCAGACTCTAAGGTAGCGGTAAAAGTTGGAAGTCCAATCGATGGGCTTGGAGTAGTAGGCCCAATGCTTACTAACTATCACATCGGCGACATCGCCGGTCTTATAGGACTTTTGTTAACGTGGCTGACTTACAGACAAGCTAAGGCGGCGAAGGCAGCAGCCCAAAAAGCCGCGGCGGCCGCAATAAAAAATCGCGATCAACTGGAGACAGCAACGCGTCTTTCTGAGCTTTCGGGAAGACTAAGGGCAATTAGGGATGTTTACCGTACAGACAATTGGGGTTATCTCGAAATGTCCAAGGACCATGCGGTTGCCATTGCCGTCGAAGTCAAGGCAATAGAAGTAAATAATACAGCTCTCGTGGAATTGATGAGCGAAATTGAAACTACTCTTCGCGAAGAACCGCCGGCATTGGAGCACATCAAAGATGAGGAAAAGCGACACAACGTAAGGAGAAAGCTGGCTCAGCGCACAAATAAGCTTGCCGACAATGTGGATGCACTAAGATTGACTAAGGTGAAGCATGGAACTTGAACGAATTGCGTTGCTAATTAATCGGCTGTCTGAAAAATCGAGGGCTGGCGGTGTTCACTGGCAGGAGGACGCTAGTAATTCTTTTAGGGCAAGCTTGGGAAAGTACTTTGTGTCGATCTCTGTTCATCGAGAGGATGAAGACGATCCATTTACTGATCCTGACTACTATTTTGGAATTTATCTGAAAGATACAAATAACTGGATTGACTCGGTGAATGATGATGAACTAAAGGATGTTTTGCCCGGATCATTCAAAGTCATGCAAAATCTTTATCGTGATGCGAGAAGAACCGCTAGAGGGATTGGAGATATCGTTGAGGACCTACTCAAGGAAATGGATGACGAAATTTAATCGTCATCCATTTATTCAATCATTGAGCACCGACGAGAAAACCTCAGCGTGACGTATAAGTCTGGCTCGATCTAGATCGCCGATTCCGGATCGCTTCGGGCATCAACAATGGCGCGAAGATCCGATACGCGCCAACGGGTGACGCCCCCGAATTTCACCGGTTGCGGGAGTTGCTTCAGCTTCACTTTGTTCCAGAAAGTGGAGCGGCCTATGGACAGCATCTTCGCGGCTTCAACCGCGGGGACGAGAAGTTTTTCGTTCATTAGTTTTCCGATTCTTGATTGAGGTTGGCATGCGCGATGCATACACCGCGGGGAAAGGCGTTGTTGAGATGAATTCGGGCGGACTCATGAGGTTTTATTCCTTGCCTGCGAGTCCACCGAGTGACGAGAGGCAGTTTCCGTATTTGTCGCTGCCAATCCCGCGAGATTGCGCTGCACCTGCAACTCGAGAAAGCGATTGCGAAACTGCTCGCGCCATTCTTTCCATGTCGCTGCTTCGCGCTCGGGCGTGTCGAGGCGAATCCAATCGGCGGGTGCCATGGGTTGCACCGTGTTGTCGCCCAGAACCGCCCATGGCAGATGTCGCGCCGGATCAAATGGCATTAGGTCGCGCCGTGCGGTAGCAAGCGCCTGCAAGTCGATAGAGCGCAGCAAGGTCTTGTGGCCGGCGAACACCGAAAGTAGCTTGAAGTGCTCGCGAACCGTCTTGGCGTGTTCGGCCTCGAAGAGCGCCCACGCGGCAATGCTGCCCGCGCCCATGCTGAAGCTGTTCACGGCGAGCTTTGCCGGGCTGATGAGGTCGCTGGTGTAGGCCTCATGTGCGTCATGCATCAGCGCGGCCATTTGGACGAACACCGAGGCGCCGGCGTGCCGCGCAATGTCGCAGCACAGCAGGCTGTGCTCCGCGACGCTGTACGGGCGCGTGGTGGCGCCATTGAACTGGTTCACGATGGCGAGGTGGTGGGCTACGTCTCGGATGTCCACGGGACGACCGTTTGCGGCGAGTGCGCCCGGGCCGGCGAGGTGGTATTCGGCGCCCGTGCTGGTGAGCATCCACGTCATGCGCCGTCCTCCGATGAGTGATGCGCTGCGCGGGCGCGCAGAGCGTCGCGGTGCTCGCTGTAGATGCGGAGGAAGGCTTGTCCGGCCGGGTCATCGAAGGGATAGCGGCAGGCTTCATTCGGCGTCTCGCCGCGCTCGGCCGCTGCCTTTGCTTCGTGCTCGATGGTCGCGAGCGGGGTAACAGAAAAGGGCATAGTGTTCTTTGGGTGAGTGATGCCGCGGCGCTATGCGGCCTGGGCGATGGCGGGGGCGCGTGCGGGCAGCAGCTCGCACGCCTTGATGGCCGCGTGGATCTCTGGCGCTTGTGCACCTGGCATCGAACGCGGATTCGCGAGTTCCAGACGCAGCGCATCGCCCGCCTTGAGGTCGCGGTGCTGGGCGCGCCACGCGGCGGCAGCGGGGCCGATCCAGCGCACGACATAGACCTCAACGGCGCGCGGACCTTGGTTGTCGATGAGGCGCATCTTCAGCACGAACTCGCCCGCATCGGATTTGTGCTCGCTGACGGCGGGGCGCCCTGGGCGGTCCTTGCCGACGAAGAAAACGCCGGTCGTTGTCGTCGTCATGGCCGCGCCCCTCGCTGCTCGGCGCGGATGCGCTTGAAGGTCTTGCGAATGTCGGTGGCGAGGCTTGGCGTGTACTGAAAGCGGCTGTCGATGAGGCCGCCAACGGGGCCGGTTCGTTGCGGCTGCTTGGGGCGCCGTGGGCGAGGGGAAACGATCACGATCATGGTGTGCTCCAGCCGTAGACGCACATCGCGGCGAGCACGATGGGCAGGACGATGAAGACCGCCAGCGCGGCAGCGGTCGCGAGGAAGCCCGGGACGGGCTTGACGGGCGATGTCCTCATGAGGCCAACGCCGGTTTCTTGGAATGAGGTCGAGCGCATGCCGGCCTTTCAGAAGGGGCAGTGCAGGGCACTGCGCCCGCGAGTGGTCAGGACGATTTCGAGCGCGATGTCGGTCACCTCTTCGTCAGAGGCGCCGTAGCGGCTCGCGAGCAGCGCCGCGCTCATGGGGTTGCGCTCGCAGAACGGCGAACCCGGGCGGTGCTCGTAGTGGTATCCGCCGCACCGGCACAGACGATGGCCGGTTTCGCGCAGGTGCCGCGTGAACAGGCCATGGCTGCGCCGCCGCGTGCGGCACTCGGGACAGCGGAAGAGGAAGGCCATTAGGCTGCACTTCCTGCTGTCGAGAGCAGGGCATCGATGCGCGCACGTTCGAAGGCTTCGATTTCCTTCGAGAGTGACGGGTGCTCGGCCGAGAGGAAACCGGCCACGTAGTGCCAACTGATATGGCCGCGCTCCTGGGCTGACTTCATCGCACGGGCGAGTGCCTTGGCTGCGGGGGTGCGACGAACGGGCGCGTTCATGTCCCACCTCGTGCGGCGGCGTTGATGGCGTCGATTTCGCCGTTAAGCGCGCGTGCGCGCTCGGCGAACTCGACCGCCATCGGATGCGCGGGTGCGCCTTCGGTGTAGGCCTCGACGGTCGCGTCGGAGATGCGGGGCAAGCTGATGCTGCCGAGCCTCAGCGCCTTGTTGGCGAGCGGCACGCCCATGGCTTGCCAGTTGGCAACGCCTGCGGCGCTGCAGCGGTAGAACGCCTGGCGGCGCCGACCGATAGTGCGAATCCAGATGTCCACGCGCGCCGAGCTGGTGGCCGCGTGGCGCGATGCGGCGCGGCTGTCGGTGGCGTGGTTGATTTGAGCGCGGGCCACTGCGTCAGCCCTCGATGCGCTCGACTTCAGAGATCGGGCACCCGGTGACGTGTTGTGCGCTTATGAGGGCGGCTTCGGCATTCGCGGCCTTTAATTGGACGAAGGGGCGTGCGCCGGTGTCTGAGGGGGCGAGGTGGCCGAGGCCATCGCGGGGAACGAAGAAGCAGCGGTAGCTGCGCGTCGCGGGGAGTTTCGCCATCGTCATCTCCAAGGTGGCTGCGGGATGCAGCGCTCGGATCGAAGTCTAGAATAACTAGACTTATCGAGTCAAGCAAAACTAGCTAAGTGACAAGTATTTCTTGACGTGACGGCTTTGGCGAGAAAAAAGCCGCCTGATGGCGGCTCAAAAAATGGTGCTGAGTTGTCGCTGCTACCAGAGGGAGGTGATCTTTCGTCGTGGCACCGGATGCGCGATGTAATAGACCCAGTCCACATCCTCAAACCGATAGTGAAGCACCACCGAGGTGTTGTAGCTGCCAAACCGGTAAGCGCCGCGCTGCGAAAGCAGGCGCTTAATCATCGTGACGCCGGAGGTCAGCCGCACCAGCACATCGTCTTCCAGTTCAGGCACCGTCCCTGGTTCTACCAGCGCGAAATCGCCAGGGGTGTATTTTGGAACCATGCTTTCTTCGGAAACCTCCACGAGGAAGGCGTGAGGGTCTGTACTCGCAACGAGCCCGTATTGATCCGTTGCCCCCACTGGATGGTCTCCATCGCTCCAAATTCGCTCTGAAAAACCGCCGGCGCCTTTGCCGACAACCCATATGCGATGCGGCTTTGTTGGGTCAACGAGGATTGCTCCATCAGGCATTTGTGGGGCGAGCTCGTTCGGCGGCGGCGGCGTGCCGGCGCTCTCCCGGCCGAACGGATGGGGGTATCCGGTGACCTCTGCGATCTTCTGGATCTGCACAAAGCTGGGAGCGGTTTTCCCGTTCTCCCAAAACCCTGCCGTTGCCTTGCTCCGGCCCATGGCGTCGCCAAGCTGCTCAAGCGTCCATCCTTTGTGTTTTCGGGCAGCGCGCACCCAGTCTTTCAACTCCATTTCTTGATCGTAAAGAAAAACTTGACCTCTTGAGGCAAGTAATACTTGAACTGATTGTCTAGAAATACTAGACTCTGCGGAAGCTGCCACAGGATCAAGCATGGAACACCCCGTCGACAGAGCTGCAAAAGTTGTTGGCTCCAAAACCGCACTTGCGAATGCGCTCGGCGTTACCAAGGCCGCCGTTGGTCAGTGGAAAGACGAAGGGCGGCGCGTGCCCGCTGAGCATTGCCCGTCCATTGAGCGCTTGACCTCTGGTGCCGTGCGCTGCGAAGAGCTTCGGCCTGACGTCGCATGGGATGTGTTGCGCGCACAGGCCGTTGCGCAAGGCGAGGGCGCGCGTGTGGTCGGGGAAGGTGCACATGAATAGAGTGCGCGGCTCCCGCGATGCGGCGCTGATGTCGTCTGTTGTGGCCGACGAGGTCGAACGGTTTTTCGGCAGTGCCGAAAGGCACCCCGAGTTAACTCTGGCTGCGTGCGAGCCAGTTGGCCTGTTCTCGAATGGAGGAGAGCAACCGATAGCGCATCTCCTGCATGACACCAGCAGCGCCGCCTTGTTCACTGGCATGGCGCCTGGCACTGAAGTAGATCGTGGCGCGAGATGCCAAGCGATTCGCCTTCTCCCGAATGTAGGAGTCGGTGCCCAGGTATCCGCACAAAAAGGTGATCCGGTTGAGACGAGCCGAGTCTGCAACCGGTGCGGCCCCGTCGAGCAACCGTTCAATTTCATCACACGTCGAAAGGATCTCGGGCCATGAGTTCGTTGCCATGCGCTATGCCGCCATTTTCTGTAAGGGTTGCGGAGGTGGTCCTCGTTGAATGCCAGCGCGGGGAGGGCGAACTGCGCCGGGACGTTCTTCAGATTTTCCATCCCAATGGTGATCTGCTTGCGGAGCACGACCGCATTCACGAAGACCCAGAGTACGCCTCGTACTTCCTGCGGGAGGCGCGCGAGAAACTGGGCGCGAAAGGTCCGCATGAAGGATAGGGCGGCGATATTCCGGGACTTGAGCGTGCTCGACCGCATCCACGAGGCCGTCAGGATTCTCAAGGTGTTCAGCATCCTGCGCATCGCGGTGCGGTTTGACTCGACCCGACGTGATCCGCCGGCCGATCCAGCCGGTGCGACCTTACCTCTTGAGCCGCGTCCCTCTGGTGGCGGGCCTGGCACTTCAGTCGCGATAGACGATGCCGCGGCTACGGGCGAATTCATGACGGCTGCGCTGCCGGCGTTGCTCTTTCCACGTCGAGCGGAAAGTTCAGAACGCGAGTGCAAAGCTGCTCCATCGCTGCGCGCTCGCGTGCCGACTGCAGCCCGTGGGCGCTGGCGCTGCTGTTTGTTATCTCGATCCACGCGGCGACGGTCTCGCGATTCAGAGCCGGCTCGACTTCCAGCAAGAGCACGAGCTGCTGAAGGAATTGCTCGATCGCATCAATGCGCTCCGCAAGCGTGGGGGCGGTCACCGCTTCCGCGGTGTCGGGGGTGACTTTTACTGAGGTCTGCATGAGAACGACTATCTCAATTGACGAGGCGCACGGCTATGGCGCCGATGAACCCGTGCCCGACAAGCTGCACGGCCACGATGCGGCCGTCGCTGCCTACGACACTGCGCACGGCTACGACGGCGGCATCGTGGCCCTTGCCAAGCGCATGGGCCACAACCCCAACACGTTGACGCACAAAGTCAACCTGCAGAACACGACGCACCACCTCACGCTGCGCGACGCCATCGAAATGCAGTGGCAGAGCCGGGACTACCGCATCCTGCACGCCATGGCCGATGAGCTGGGACACGTCTGCATCCGCTCGACGCCGGCGCACTCCGAGGGCGACCCGCTCGATACCCTGATGCGCTTGCAGATGGAGTTTGCCGACTACGTGCAGGCCCTCGGCGAAGCGCTGACGCGCCGCGCGGGTGGCGTCTCGCGCAACCAGATGCGGAAGGCGGAGCACCACGCGGCCGAGACGGTCGCCAGCGTGGGGCATGCGCTGGCGATGCTGCGCGGCTTGATGCGGGAGGAACCGAAGGCGTGAACGAAGCGAATCGACCAGGCCGGGGAGGGCGCACAACGCCATGAGCATCAAAGTCATGTCGATGGTGTTTGACCGCTATCCATCGGGCGGCATGGAGCGACTGCTCGCACTCGCGATGGCCGACCACGCCAGCGATGACGGCCGGCGCATCTGGCCCTCGGTGGATGAGCTGGCCCGCAAGACCATGCAGAGCCGCAGCAGCGTCCAGCGGCAGATCCGCCGGATGGTGGCGACCGGATGGCTGATTCAGGTCAAGACGGCGACCGGCCGGCCGGGCGTGACCAACGAATACCGCATCTGCCCCGAGTGGATCGAAGGCGGCGAAGTGCCGCCGCCAGAGAGGGGTGTCAATTTGACACCCCTCGACGATGCGCCGCCAGCCGAAGTTATCCACACGGGTGTCAATCTGACACCCGTCTCAGAGCCCGAGAGGGGTGTCACCACGGACGAGAGGGGTGTCACCGGAGACGAGAGGGGTGTCACAGCTATGACACCCGAATCTTCAGAACCATCAATGAACCAATCCCCCCTACCCCCCGGCGGGGGGGCGAGCGGGTTCGATGAGCTTTTTGCGATCTACCCGAACCACGACAACCGGCTGAAGGCCGAACGTCGATACCGGCGGATGGCGCCCACCGCTGCGCAGCAGCAAGCGATGCGCACGGCCATCGAGGCCCAAAGGCTTAGCAAGAGGTGGACAAAGGACGACGGAGAGTTCGTGCCCGAGTTCGCCACCTGGCTTCGCAATGAACGGTGGCGAGACGAGCCTCGCGCGCCCCTGTCTGCCCCTGCGGCTGGCGCATGGCACGAGACGCGCAGCGGCATCGATGCGAAGGCGCGTGCGCTGGGCCTGGCACCATGGGACGAAGCGGCCTTCTCGGTCGGGCGCGGCGAAACCTATCTCGCCTTCACCGCGAGGGTGAGGCGTGCGGCCGAGCAGGCAGGGGAGGCGGTATGCGCGTGACGGTGGGCTTCGATGGTGCCGGCCTCGCGAGCGTGCAGGCGCAGCTCGCCAAGCTCTCGGGCCAGCAGGCCAAACAAGCCTATGCCGATGGCTTGAGCGATGGCGGCTTTCGTGCGCGGCGCGAGTGGCAGCGCGAGATGCGCGAGCAGTTCGACCGCCCCACGCCCTACATCCTCAAGAGCGTGTACGTGCGCAAGGCCACGCCCGAGCGGCTGGCCGTCGAGATTGAGCCGACCTACTTCGGCGGCAAGGGCGTGGACCCGCAGAAGATCCTGCAGGCGCAAGAGTTCGGCGGTGCACGTCGAGACAAACGCAGCGAGGCGGCATTGCGCCGCATCGGCATCCTGCCCGCTGGCTATCAGACGGCCATCCCTGCCACGCCATTTCCCGGCAGCGATGACGGGCGTGGCAACGTACGCGGCGGCTTCCTCGTGCGCCTGCTGTCCTACTTCCAAGCGATGGGCGAGCAGGGCTACCGGGCCAACATGACGGACAAGCGCAAGGCCCGTCTGCACAAGGGCACCAAGGACCGGGAGGGCGTGCGCTTCTTCGTGGCCCATGGTCATCTGCGCGGCGACTCGACACGGCACCTCGCGCCTGGCATCTGGGCTGCGACGGGACAAGACGGGTTCATCGTGCGGCCCGTGCTGATGTTTGTGCATGGCGGCACCTACGCATCGCGCATCAGTCGCGAGCGCGTGGCCGAGCGTGCGGACCTTCAGCCGTACATCGAGCGGCGCATCCGCTATCACGTTCGAAAGCTGGTGGGCGAATGAAGTACTGGCAAGGCATGTCCGCCCCGCGGGGCGCCGCCGACAAAAGGAGCGGGTCCCTCCTGAGAGCACTGGATACGGGTAATTCGAACCGCGTGCTCGGACTGTTCAGCGCACTTCCTAAGGGGGTTAAGTGAAGGTCATCGAAGCACTCAATGTGCAGGTCACGCAGGCCGAGTTCGCGGAAATGATCGGCGTCAGCGAAGCGAAGGTCAGCCAGCTTGTCGGCGAGGGTGTCATCGTGCGCGGCGAGACGGCGCGTGCATGGCTGCATGCCTACTGCCAGCGTCAGCGCGAAGTGGCGGCCGGCCGCATGTCGGCCGAGATGGGCGGACTCGACCTGGTGCAGGAGCGCGCCGCGCTCGCGCGCAGCCAGCGAGAGGCACAGGAAATCAAGAACGCCACCGCGCGCGGGGAGTACGCGCCGGTCGAACTGCTGGCCGATGTGCTCAGCACCGCATCGAGCGCGGTGGTGGATCGCTTCGAGCAGTTGGAAGGCGCTTTGCGCCGGACGTGTCCCGATCTGCCAGACGAAGCGAAGGCCACCGTGATGCAGATCGTCGCGTCGGCGCGCAACGAATGGATTCGCTCGACTGCCAAACTGGTGGCCGAACGGGTTGAGGATGCGTATGGCGAGGACGACGAAGAGGCCGAAGACGACGACGAACCCGCAGGGATGCTCGCAACCACGGGGGCATCCGTTTGAAGCCCGTTTCGCGTGAAACACTCGACGCCGCCATCGGCGCTGTGCGCATCGGCCTGAGCGGTCTTCGCGCGGAGGCCTTCCAGCGCCTGAGCGACTGGGCGGCCGAGCACTTCAAGCTCGCCGGAGAAAGCTCGCACCAAAAGGGCGGCTGGGTCGCTTGGTCCTTTCAGGTCGGCATCCTCGACTGCATGAGCGACGACCGCATCGAGGAACTCGATGTGATGAAGTCCAAGCGCGTGGGCTACACGAAGATGATCAGCGCCTTCGTCGCCTACAACATCGCGCACCGCCGCCGCAAGCAGGCGCTGTGGCAGCCCACTGACGACGACCGCGACAGCTACGTCAAGAGTGAGATCGACCCGATCCTCGACCCGGTAGACGGCGTGCCGGCAGTGCGCGCAGCGCGCAAGCAGGGCAGGGGTGTCGAGGACACCATCAAGCTCAAGAAATTCCGCGAGAGCGTTCTCCATCTGCTCGGCGGCAAGGCCAAGCGCGCCTACCGTCGCATTACGGTGGCCATCGCGATCCTCGACGAATGGTCGGCGTTCGACCAGTTGATCGAGAAGTCGGGCGACCCGGGCGGCCTGGCGAAGGGCCGGCTCGAAGGCGCGCCCTATCCGAAGTTCGTCGGCGGCTCGACACCGGGCGTCAAGGGCCTTTGCCATGTCGAGCGCGCGGTCGACAACGCCGAAGGCTATGTGCGCTTTCACATCGACTGCCCGCATTGCGGCGTCGAGCATCCGCTCATGTGGGGCGGCAAGGACAAGCTCTACGGCTTCAAGTGGGAGCGGGGCCAGCCCGAGAGCGTTCGTCATGTCTGCCCCCATTGCCACAAATCCATCCGCCAGAACGACTACCTGCCGAGCGATCTGCCGCTGTTCGGCTCGTGGGTGTGTGGCAAGACCGGCAAGCGCTACGGCCCGGATCGCATCTGGCGCGACAGCGCCGGCATGCCGACTCGGCCTCCGAAGTCCCTGGGCCTGCATATCTGGGCGGCCTACAGCCCGCAGCGCACCTGGGAAAGCATCGTCAAGGAATTCGAGGAAGCACTCGGCCCGCTCGCCAGCGGCGACACCGGGCCCATGCAGCTCTTCGTCAATGAGACGCTTGGTGAGACCTGGGAGGTATCCGGCGAGCGCACCGACGAGCATGCGCTGCAGGCGCGCGCCGAGCCATATGCGCTGCGCACGGTGCCCGTCGGTGGCCTTGTGCTCACGGCCGGCGTGGACGTGCAGCGCGACCGATGGGAAATCGACGTGTGGGCTTGGGGCCGCGGACTCGAATCGTGGATCGTTGACCACCACGTCATCCACGGCAATCCCGCCTCGGAAGACGATTGGCTACCGGTGACCGAGTACCTGAACCGGCGCTACAAGCAGGCCTGGCACGGCGCGAGCATGGGCCTGAGCGCCATCTCCATCGACTCCAGCGACCAGACGCAGGCTGTCTACAACTGGGTTCGAAAGAACCAACATCACTTGCCGAAGCTGCGTGCAGTCAAGGGGCGTGGCGAAGAGAACATCCATGTCCTCGGCCCGAGCAGTCCGCAGGAGGTGCGGTTCAACGGCAAGAAGATCCCGAACGGCATCAAGCTGTGGAATGTCGGTGTCGATACCGCGAAGGATCTGCTGCTCGGCCAGCTCGCCATCGAGAAGGCCGGGCCTGGGTTCGTGCATTTCAGCCAAGAGCTGCCGCGTGAGTGGTACGAGCAGCTCACGTCCGAGCAGCGCATTCTTGCCAAGGTGAACGGCAAAGAGGCCTATCGCTGGGTGAAGCGCCGGCCGCGCAATGAGGTGCTCGATAACCGCAACTATGCGTTGCATGCGGCCTTCGGACTCGGACTGCACAACCATTCGGACAAGCGGTGGGGCGAACTCGAAGCCGCGGTGCAGCCGCCTCGGGATCTCTTTTCCAACGCCAGTGCGCCTACCAGCGTCAGGGTGACCATCCCTCTGCCAGACACGAAGTCATCGCATCCGATCACTCCATCCCCCCTGCCTACGGCGTCCACCGCAGCAGATGTGGACATCTTCTCTCCCATTGCCTTGAACTGATATGACGGCCTCAATTCCCAACGACGAACCACTTGCCATCATCGAGGAGGAAGCGCGCGCGATGGCACGATGCTTCGGCATTGCAACACCCAATGAGGCGGCAGCCTCGCTGGTTGACCGGATCTTGCTGCGCCTGGGCGGTGCACATGTCTACTTACCAAAGCGCAGCGCGCGTGATCGCCAGAGAGTCCATCAGGAAATCGTCCGCCGGTTCAATGGAAGCAATCTTTTCGAGCTGGCGCGCGAGTTCGAGATGACCCCGAGACATTTGCGCAGGATTCTTGCGAGTGGGCGGTAAGCCAAGCTTTGGATTCAGTTAGGTGCGTCGTGATGCGGGAGGTTGGCGTCGAGACTCGCTACGCCCGATCCTAACGCTGAGCGCCTCGCACTCAGGTCAGTTCGGAGATCGCTCAGCGACGATGGGTCCAAGGTCAATTCGAGCTGGTCGCTCCTATCGCCGAAGGCGCGCTCTCTGCTCGTCTCTTGAAACATCCGAAATCGATGGATTTCGGGTCGACTTACCGTTGACCGAAAGCGGAAGTTCGGGCCTAGTAGTGAACTACGATGTTTTACTTCTCGGTGGACCTATGTCGAACCTCTTGCTTCCCTACGCCCACCCGCAGACTCTTGAAGAGCTTCAGGCGATCATCGAGCGGCGCCTGACCGAGAGCATTCACCTCGAATTCAAGCGAAGTGACGCACTCATGGCGGACAAGGGGCGCAGTGAGATTTCGAAGGACGTTTCGGCGTTCGCCAACTCCGACGGCGGCGTCATCATCTATGGCATCGCCGAAGAAGATCACAAGCCATCGAGGATGGATGGAGGGGTCGACCATAAAGAGTGGACCAAAGAACGACTCGAAGACATCATTCAGTCCAATGTGGCGCCTCGGCTTGAGGGCCTCCGGATCTCCCAGATACAGCTGAACGTCGAACGCTCGGTTTACGTTGTGTCTGTACCGCGCAGCGAACGCGGCCCACATCAGGACGGAATCACAAAGCGCTACTTCAAGCGCCACAATTTCAAGTCGTCTCCCATGGAGGACTATGAAATCAACGACGTTCGCAACCGTCGAGTGCTTGTGGCCGCACTGGTTTCGGTTCGCGTCGACGTAGTCAGAGGAATGCTCTTGGAGGTCGTCATAGAGAACGTCGGCGACGCTGCAGCTTCCGATATCCACTTTGCGATCGAGCCGCCCTTGTACTGGGAGCATGGCGAACCGCGTGCATTCGTTCAAGGGATCCGAAGCTTGCTTCCGAAAAAGAAGCTTAGCTTTCTCTATGGCACGGGGCCAACCGTTCTAGCGGGCGCGTCTCGGCACGTGCGCGAGTTTCGAGTTGACGCGTCCTACTTTCATCATGGCACGCAGAAGCGCATCACGGATCGCTTCGAGATCGATTTGAACAGCCTCAATGGCACCTTGCAGGAGCAAACGGACTTGCAGATTCAAGCGGAGCGGCTTGAGAAAGCGCTAAGTAAGCTTACCAGGGAAGTCGAGACCATTAAGGATCGACTGAGTCGCCTTTCGAATCTGGCGGATCCGACGGGCCTGGCGCTTTCAGTGACGAGCCTCCGCAATCTTGCACATCTGTTAGGAGTGCCGAGTCAAATCGAAAAGATTGATCCCTGTGTCTGCTCTTGGCAGGCATTTCAGGAAGTCTTGGGCGTGAGTCCACGAACTGCGACGCAGCTGCATGCGTTCTTTCGACGGATGAGCGCGGCAAAATCGTTTGACGACATCGACGGAATGACACCCGATATTCTGACGCGCCTGCGTCTGCACTTTGTTCTAGATTCCGCTTGCCTGCAACTTGAGAGTTGAACTTGCCGTAAAGGGCAGGCAGCCGTGCATCTAATCTTCACGAATTGCCAGAGACGGATCAGTCGAGTCGGCCTTCGCGATGTTTCGAACACAGGTTGCTTTACGAGGCTTGCCATCGCTTGGGCTACTTGGCCCAATGGGGTTCCGAGATCTGCCGCCAAGTCTTGTAAGTGCCAGGAACGCTGATCTCTGCGCCACGCTGTGTGCATTGACCGGCCACGTTGTAGATATCTGCGATGACTTTAGGGTTGCCGTAGTAGGGTGCAGGCCCTTTGGCTTCGCCGACGGAGATCACGCGAGCACATAGGTTGGTCCAAGTTGTACGTGTGATCCATAGCGTCCGCGGTTGAGTTGCGAACCACATCTGGTAGACATTGGGCTGGGGTATCTGCTTGAGAATGTTGAACATATGTTCCTCACAAACTTAGCACGAATAGACGCACCATGATGCTCTGGCCGTTCGTGACACGCGTTCCTTCAAGATCTGCGCGTAAGCCTTCTGCGTTCGTTATGAAATGCTCTGGGTCGTACACAACGCACCACAGCTTCTTGCACTCCGGATGTCGGGCGTAGTGGGCGATGTCGACGATGAGTTCTTCACCAAGAGCTTTCGCGTGCATTCGATCGCGAACATATTTTGTCTCGATGACCAACTCATGCGCGGGAAGGAGGAAGTCCATGCGAGTGCTCTTACCTGCATAGCTCGGCGTGTACTCTTCTGGGCGAACGTCAAGGATCCAAGGCCTTAGCAGTGCGTGAAGCAGATCTTGCACGTCGTACTCGTTTGAGAACCGTAGCTCTTGCGCCCCCTTTCGACGATACGTGAGTGGATGCATCGCGCGCCTTAGGCCCTTCACGATAACCTGGAGCACCTCGTCAACGTCGCTCGGCCTCGATGGAACCGGCCGTGGCGAACCGGAATTTCCATCGTCGATCCCGGAGAACTGCGCTTGAGGTAGTACTCTGCCGAGCCGGTAGTAGCGAAGCCCATCGTTGACAAGAGCAGCCTCGATACGCGCTCGATTCTCCACCCATGTGGCATGTGCCTCGGATCCCGCTGCAGGCGCTGCGTCCATGTACTCTTCAAGCACATTCCCAAGCACTTGTAGGCTGTCCGTGTTTTCATCTTGACCGGCACGGAACAGCCATTCCTTCCATTTCGAATGATGGGCCAGGGGGGGCGGTTCTCCAGGCGCCCCCGAGGACAAGAATAGCGCGTCTAGAGTGGGGTGTCCGCCGGTCGTCTGGATGACTTCGCCAACCACTTTGCACAAGGCCTTGGAAAGACGGGTGTTTGCCATGGGATCCCAATATTCCGTTCACCTGCATTAGACCAAACGGCGAAGGGCGTCCCCACCACGTTCAGGGGAGGCCGGAAAGAGCGCGGCAAATAGCTTCGATGGTCATTCCGATTGCTGAGTTCCGTGCATGGCGAGTGATCGCATGGAGGTGGGCGGCTCTGGGTGGACGTGATTTTGTGAATTTGTCCAGCGGAAATGTCCGCGATGAACTGTTGTCATCGCATGCATGGGCATTTACCGCCACCTCTCAGTTGCTGAACTTCAAGCCACCCGCACGCGCCTCGTGGCGTCGCTGCAGGATCGGCTGACCGCTCCCACCTCCGCCGCCCACAACGGGCGTTCCGTCCAGTACCAGCAAAACGTCGCCGAGATCCGCAAGGAAATCGCTGCCGTGAGCGAAGAGCTCGACCGCCGCTCCGGCGGTGGCTCGCGTGGCCCCATCTACATCGTCTGAGATGGCACGCCGCGCACGTCGATTCCATCCGGCTGCAAGTGCGAGCGCCTCGGCGCGCCCTGGCGCCGCAATGGCCGCCCACGATGCCGCCTCGGGCAGCGACCTGGCGATGCGCGACTGGAATCCGGTCGGCGGCAGCGCCGATGCGGATCTGCTGCCCGACCTCGACACGCTGACCGCGCGCTCCCGCGACCTCGGCCGCAACAACGGCCTGATGGCTGGCGGCATGCAGACGCTGCGCGACAACATTGTCGGCGCCGTGCTGCGCCTGAGTGCCGCGCCCGACTACCGGCTGCTCGGCTGGACCCGCGAGAAGGCCCGGGAGTGGGGCAACATCACCGAAGCCAAGTTCCGCTCGTGGGCCGAGACCACCGAGTGCGATGCGGCGCGCACGCAGAACCTGCTCGGCCTGACCCTTCAGGCGCTGGGTGGCGCGATGCTCAACGGCGACGCCCTCGGCTTGCCGCTGTGGCTGCCGCGGCCCGGCACGCGCTGGAACACGCGACTGATGATGGTGGAGTCCGACCGGCTCGCGACCCCCATCGGCATGGAGCACCGCGAGGACATCCGCAAGGGCATCGAGTTCGACAAGTGGGGCGCGCCGGTCGCGTACCACGTCCTCAAGCGGCACCCGGGCGATGCCTTCGCGTTCGGCTTCTACGGCATGACGCGCGACGCGCAACTCATGGAGTGGGACCGCATCCCCGCCTTCACGCCGTGGGGCCGGCGCCGCGTCATCCATCTGCATGACAAGGAGCGCACCGGACAGTCGCGCGGCAAGCCCGTGGTCACGGCCGTCATGCGCGAGTTCCACATGGCTGGCAAGTACGCTGCCAACGAGCTGCAGGCCAGCCTCGCCAATTCGCTGGTCGCCGCATTCCTCGAATCCGATCTGGACCCGGCCTCTGCCGCCGAACTGTTTGGCGAGAACCCGCGCGATGCCTGGAACGCTTCGGTCGCGCAGACCCGCAACATCCGCCAGCTCAAGGGCGCCGCGGTCATTCCGCTGCCTGCCGGTGCGCGCCTGTCGAGCTTCACGCCCGGGCGCCCCAATCAGGCCTTCGAGGCCTTCATGCTCGCCTCGCTGCGCCACATCGCGGCCGGCATGAACCTGCCGTATGAGCTGCTGCTGAAGGACTTCAGCAAGACGAACTACAGCAGCGCGCGCGCCGCGCTGCTCGAAGCCTGGCGCTACTTCCATGGCCGTCGCCGCTGGCTGTCGGACTACTGGCTGCGCGCCATCTACGAGCTGTGGCTCGAAGAGGCGATCAACGCCGGCGAGATCGAAGCGCCGGGCTTCTACGAGAACCGCTACGCCTACGTGCGGGCGCGCTTCATCTTCGGCGGCCGGGGCTGGGTCGATCCAGTCAAGGAAGCGCAGGCCGCGGCGCTCCGTATCGAAACCGGCATTTCGACGCTGGAGAAGGAATGCGCCGAGCAGGGCGACGACTTCGAGGAAGTCATGGACCAGCGCGCCATCGAGATGCGCATGGCCGCCGAGCGCGGCCTGAACACCGCGCAGCCCATTGCCGTTGCGATGGCCGCGAGCGGGCAGGCGAACCGCACGGATGAAGACGACGCATCCGACAAGCGCGGCGGCAACGGCCAGACCGAGGAAACCACCGCATGAAGTACCCCCACATCGCCGCGCGCATCTTCAACACGCCGCTGCTGATCCACCCCCAGAAGCTCGACGCGATCATCGCCGGCCTGAGCGACCGGCTCCTCGGCGCGAGGCCGCTGGCCGTGGCCGCCGCAGACGGCTCGCGCATGCTGGCGCCCGAGCTGTTCTCGACGCGGCGCGGCGAGCAGAGCGACCGCGGCTACCGCGTGGTCGATGGCGTCGCCGTGCTCGGCATCAACGGCGCGCTCCTGCACCGCAGCCGGCTCGACATGGCCGAGAGCACCTTTCTGGTGGGCTACAACGACCTGGCCGCCGACCTCGAAGACGCGATGGGCCATCCCGACGTGCACGCGGTGCTGCAGGTCTACGACAGCCCGGGCGGCGAGGCGCAAGGCGCCTTCGAGTACGCGCAACGTGTCTTCGATCTGCGCGGACGCAAGCCCATGCAGGCCATTGCCGACGGCATGGCGCTGTCGGCGGCCTATCTCGGCGCGAGCGCGGCCGATGAAGTGGCCGTGACCGCCACCGGCTACGCAGGTTCTGTCGGCGTCGTGTCCCGGCACGTTGACTTCTCGCGCGCGCTCGACCAGGACGGCATCACCGTGACGCACATCTTTGCGGGCGCCCACAAGGTGGACGGCAACCCCTACGAGCCCTTGCCCGAGGACGTGCGCAACGCCTGGCAGGCCGAGATCGACGGCCTTTACACGATGTTCGTCGATGCGGTCGCCCGTCATCGCGGCATGGACACAGCCGCCGTGCGCAAGACGCAGGCCGCCAGCTATTCGGGCGTCGCCGCCGTGGCCTCCGGCCTGGCCGACCGCATCGCCACCACCGACCAACTCATTTCCGAGCTGGCTGCCCAACGCAGCCGGTCCTTTCCTGTCGGGCCGACCGCCCGATCCAACGCCAACGACAAAGGAGTTTCAATGTCTGGCACCACCACCAACGAGGCGGGCGGTCATCAAGCCGCAGCAGCCACCGCCGGCACCCCGCCGGCCGCCCCGGCCTTCACACAGGCCCACGTCGATGCCGCGCGCGCCGAGGGTCGCGACGAAGGCGCCAAGGCCGAGCGCACCCGCGTGAGCGGCATCTTCGCGCACGACGCCGCCGCCGGCCGCACGCAGCTTGCCATCCAGTGCGTCACCAGCGGGCTGACGGTCGAGCAGGCCGGCGCCCTCCTCGGCGCGGCCCCGGCCGCCACGCCCGCCAGCTCCGCCAACGCCTTCGCCACCGCGATGGCCACGCTGGGCAATCCCGACGTGTCCGGCGTCGAGGCCGCCACGGGCGCTGCCGCCGACGAGGCCGCGCTCGCGAGCCAGATCGTGTCGAGCTTCCGCGGCGCGCGCTGATTCCCCCCACACACAGGAACACAGGAGTTCTCGACATGGACTATCGCGCTGAATTCAAGAGCGAAGGCGTTTCGTCTTCGAAGGTGCTCGTGGCAGGCAATGCGCACCTGCTCGTGGGCCGCAAGGTCACGCTGCTGGCGGGTCGCGCGTACGCCGCCGGCACGGTGCTGGGCGTCATCACCGCTTCGAAGAAGCACACCGTGAGCGAAGCCGCCGCCACCGATGGCAGCGAAGCGCCGGACCTGATCCTGGCCGAAACGGTCGATGCCACCGGCGGCGACCGTGAAGCGCTCGGCTACGCCCGCGGCGACTTCAACGTGAGCGCGCTCGTGATCGGCGCCGGCCACACGGTGGGTGGCCTCACCGAAAGCCTGCGTACCAAGGGCATCACCTTGCTGCCCGACATGGCCTGAGCGGCTTCACACCACACATCCCACAGGAGAGACTTTCATGGACATCTTTTCCACCGGCGTGCTCGCGCGCGTCATCGCTGAGCTGCCGGCTCCGGCACCGTTCATCCTCAACTCGTTCTTCCGCGACCTGCAGACCGAAACGAGCGAGGACATCCATTTCGATGTCGCCAACGGCCGCCGGCGCCTGGCGCCGTTCGTCGCGCCCATCGTGGCCGGCAAGGTCGTGCAGTCCAAGGGCTTCAAGACCGGCACCTTCAAGCCCGCCTATGTGAAGGACAAGCGCGTCTTCGACAGCGCGCGCCCCTTCAAGCGCGCCATCGGCGAGCGCATCGGCGGCGAGCTGTCGCCGGCGCAGCGTCAGCAGGCCTTGCTCGCCGGCGACCTGCAGGACCAACTCGAGATGCTCTCGCGCCGACAGGAGGTCATGGCGGTGGAGGCGCTGCGCACCGGCAAGGTCACGGTGGTGGGCGAGGAATATCCGGCCGTGGTCGTGGACTTCGGCCGCCATGCCGACCTGACGAAGGCGCTGTCGGCGGGCGCGCGCTGGGGCGAGGCCGGTGTCGATCCGCTCGAAGATGTCAACGAGTGGTCGATGCTGGTCACCCAGCACTCGGGCGCCGCGGCCAACACGCTGGTGATGGACGTGAAGGCCTGGCAGCTCTTCAGCGCGGCCCCCTCGGTGCAGAAGCTGCTCGACCGCTTCCGCGGCAACGACAAGCTCAACGCCACGGTGGTGGGCGAGGGCGGTCGCTACATGGGCAACATCGGCGACTTCGACATCTGGGTGTACGCCGGCTGGTACGAAGACCCTGTGACCGAAGCGCTGGTGCCGTACCTGCCCGACTACACGGTGCTCATCACCAGCCCGGACCTCGAAGGCGCGCGGGCCTATGGCGCGATCCGCGACGAGGAAGCCGGCTTTCAGGCGGTGCCGTATTTCTCGAAGTCGTGGGTCGAGAAGGACCCCGCCGTGCGCATCCTGCTGCTGCAGTCGGCGCCGCTGCCCGTGCCGTACCGCGTCAACGCGTCGTTCTCGGCCAAGGTGCGCTGAGCGAGGCGTGGCGATGGACGCTCCCTTTGCCCAGATCGAAAGCATGGTGGACGCCGGCGTGCTCGGCCACCTGGCGAACGCCATCGCGACGGTGGCAGGCCGCGACGTGGCCGTCATCTTCGACGAGCCGGCCTCGCATCTGTTCGACGGCCAGGTCGATGCGCGCGCACCGGAATGCTCGGGTGCGGTGGCGGATCTGGGCGGCGTGGTGCGCGGCGACACCATCCTTGTTCGCGGGACCGCCTACGAGGTCATGCGCACGGACGCCGATGGCGCCGGCTTTGTCCGCCTGACCCTTGGGAGTGCCTGACCGTGCTGGCTCTCGAACCCGTCATCGTCGATCGGCTGCGCGAGACCCTGGCCGCCGCGTGGACCGTCAAGGGCTACACGTCCGACAAGGGCGAGCGGCCCGGCCATGCGCTGGCCTCCGTCATGTTCGCCGCCGGCGCCGTGTCGGACGTAAAGGCGGGCGCGGTCGCGTTGCAGCCGGGCTGGCAGGTGCTGCTCAGCGCCAAACAAGGCCCCGACGCGGCGCTGCTGCTCGATGCGGCCTTCGCCGGCGTCATCGCTTCGCTGCACAACTGGGAGCCCGGAGCCGCCGGCGGCCGGCGCTGGGGCGCGCTGTCGCTGGTGCGCTTCGCGCCGCCGCAGTACCCGCTCGAAGGCTTCATCGGCATCGAGCTCCTCTTCTCCACAACGGGCCGCTACTTCGGCCAAGAGTGAACCCAATCCACGGAGCCATCATGGCAAACATCTTCGAAAAGTCTCAGTACATCATTCCGCGCGGTCGCGTCTTCTTTGACGTGCTCGACGCGGCCGACCAGCTCACCGGCGAGCGCCACCTCGGCAACTGCCCGACCGTCACGCTCAACATCGCGACCGAGAAGGCGCCGCACTACAGCGCTGAATCCGGCCCGGGCGTGAAGGATGCGAACCGCGTCGTGCGCATCGACCGCACCGGCAAGATCACCTGCGACAACATGAGCGCGGACAACCGCGCGATGTTCATCTCGGGCGAGAAGTCCACGGTCACCCAGGCCACCGGCGCCGTCGCCGCCGAAGAGATCGCCGTCACGCCGGGCCGCTTCTACCAGCTCGGCCGCACCGACGCCAACCCGGCCGGCGCGCGCAAGGTCACGGCCGTGGTGGTCACGCCCGAGGCGGGCGGCGACCCCTACGAACTGGGCACCGACTACACGGTCGATGCGGCCCTCGGCCGCCTGCAGATCCTCGCGGGTGGTGGCATCCCCGCCGGAAAGATCAAGGTCGCGTATTCCAAGCCGGCAACCACCTGGCTGAGCATCAAGTCCGGCGACAAGGCCGAACTGCGCGGTGCGCTGCGCGTCCTCTCCAACGTCGCCGAAGGCGAGCAGAGCGACACCTACTGCCCGCTCGTGACGCTCGCCCCCACCGGCGACCTGTCGCTCATCACCAGCGACGACGGCTATGTGCAGATGGAATTCGACATCGAGGTGCTGACGCCGCCGAACGGCGTCGCGATCTTCGTCGATGGCCGTCCGCTGGAGGTCTAACCGCCCATCCCGCCGCCGCTCGCACTGAGCGGCGGCGACGCCTGGCGCTTCGCAGGAAGCGTCAACCGTCGCCGCACCGGTCCCCTCTCACTTCACTTCCAAAGGTTTCCCGTTGGCCTTCAAGCCGATTCAGATCGTGATCAACGCCAAGGACGATGCGTCCAAGGTGTTCGACAAGCTGCAGGCGCGCCTTGCCGCGTTCGCGGCCGTGGTGCTCGGCTACTTCGGCATCCAGGCCTTTGCGGGTTGGATCAAGGGAGGTGCGGACCTTGAGCAGGCGCTGAGCCGCGTCAAGGCGGCCACCGGCGCCACCGCCGGCGAGATGCGCGAGCTGCGGACGGCCGTGAGAGAAGCGGCGGCCGATGCTCGGTACGGGTTCACCGAACTGGAGGCCGCTGGCGCGCTGGAGAACCTCGCCAAAGCCGGCCTCAGCGTGCGCGACGCCATCGCCACGCTGCCATCGGCGATGCAGCTCGCGCGTGCCGGCGATGTGGAGCTGGCGACCTCGGCCGAGTACCTGACGAAGATCGTCAACGGCCTGGGCCTCTCGTTTGCGGATGCAGGCCGCGTCGCCGACGTGCTCGCGCTCGGCGCCAGCGCCACGAACACCAGCGTCGCCGGCCTGGCGCAAGCGCTGAGCTACGCGGCCCCGCTGGCAAACACGCTCGGGCTGAGCCTCGAATCCACGGTCGCCATCGTCGGCAAGTTTGCCGATGCCGGCATCGATGCAAGCCGCGCCGGCACGGCGTTGAACAGCATCTTTGCGCAGTTCTCCGACCCGGCCAGCAAGTTCCGCACGGAACTGGCCGCTGCCGGCATCACGACGGGCAACTTCGAGAAGATGCTGCACGAGCTGGCCGCGGCGGGTCCGGCCGGGCAGCGCGCCATTGCGGCCGTGGGGCAGGAAGCCGGGCCGGCATTGCGTGCGCTGCTGAATCAGGGCGTCGATTCGCTCGACGTGCTGACCAAGAAGCTGGAGAACGCCAAAGGCAGCGCGGCCGACACCGCCGCGGTCATGCAGTCGAACCTCAATGGCGCGATCAACGCATTGCGCACCGCGTGGGATTCGACGCTCAACGCACTGACGACCCCGATTCTTCCGGTGCTGAAGGATGGCGTCGAACAACTGTCCGGCGCCCTGCGCGCGGCGGTCGCCGATGGCACCGTGGGCAAGTTCGGGGCCGCGCTGGCGACAGCGTTCCAGAACGGCATCAAGTGGGTGCAGGCGTTCGTCGCGAGTGTCGATGTCCCGGCACTGGTGGCGAAGGCGCAGGCGCTGGCCGACCGTGCGGGGGCATTGCTCGACAGCTTCGGCCAGAAGGCGCAAACCACCGGCAGCGTTGTGCAGGCCGTTTGGGGCGTCATGACGGCGGGCGCGAACGTGGTTCTCTCGGCGATGTACAAGATGGCCGAGGGCATGGCAACCGTGGTCAGTGCCGTGCAGACGGGCCTCGCGACCATCATTGCGGGCCTCGCGAAGATCACCTTCGGCGACCTGTCGGCGGCCTTCAAGGCGGCGGCCGAAGAGGTGCGACGCTCGGCCGAGGCCACCGGCGCGGTGGCCGATGCCTTCGGCGAGAAGGCGAGCGACGCCTTCGAACGCGCGGCCGAGGGCGCCGAGCAGGCGCGCGCCGGATGGGCAGGCCTGACCGCAAGCGCCGAGACGACCACGGTCGCGGCCGACGGCGGCGCCGCCGCGTTCACCGACATGGCCGCGGAGATGAAGGCCGCCGGCGACAGCGCGCAGGAAGCCGGCCAGAAGGCCGCCAGCGCCGCCGAAACGCAGAAGGTGAAGGCCGAGGAAGCCCGGGCCACGGTCGAGCGCCTGCGGGCCGAATACGCGCAAGCCATCGAAACCAAGAATCTGGAGCTGGCCGCGCAGAAACTCGACGAGCTGAAGAAGGCCAACAATGCCGCGGCTGAAGCGGCGACCACCAACAAGAAGGCGCAGGCCGAGGCCGCGGCCGAGATTGCCGCCGCTTTCCAGCGCGCGGGCGTGCAGACCAAAGTCGAGTTGGAGACGGTCGCGAAGACCGCGCTGCGCGACTTCGAGCTGATCCGCGACAGCGGGCAGGCGACCGCCATCGGCCTGGGCGAGGCGTGGAAGCGCGCCGCCGAGGCGGCCATCGCGGCGGGCAATGGCGTCGCCCCGGGCTGGGTGCAGGCACAGGCGGCCATGCGCGGCTTCGAGGTCGTGCTCGACAGCGCGGGGCGCTCCACGCTCAAACTGCGCGACGCGCAGAACGACGCGATGCAATCGGCCTACGGCCTGGCCGGCGCGCTGCGCGAGGTCACGAGTGCCCGCGAGCGCGACATCGAGGCGCGCGAGAAGGCCAACGCCCTGAAGGAGCGCGAAACCGCGCTGGAGAACAAGCGCCTCGGTCGCGATGCGAGCGGCTTCTCGACCGACAAGAACGGCAAGACGGTCAACGCCGGCAGCGACCTGGGCACCCTGACCGGCATTGCCGCGTTCCTGAAGAACGCCGGCGTGAACGACGACGCGACGGCGCGCCGCATCGCCCGGGAGTTCGCCGACGAGAAGGGCAACGTCCAGTTCTTCAACAACCCCGGCCAGAAGAAGTACGGCGGCGACACGCTGAGCTATGCGCTGCTCAAGGCGGCCGAGAAGGAAACCTTCTTCGGCAAAGGCAGCACGCCGACCACGATCCCGCAGCCCGAATCCAACCGCACCGTGAACCTGCACCTGAACCTCAACGGTCGGGACTACGGCACGGTCCACACCGACGCGGCCGGCGCCGACGCCATCGAGGGGCTGCTCGCGCAGCTCGGCGCCGCGGCCGGTACGTCGTCCAACCGTCCGGGCCGATAGACATGGCCGCTTCGAAGTTTCACACGCTCGCCGGCCTGCAGATCCCGCGCGGCATGGTCTGGGTCGATGAGTTCGGCTGGAGCCGCGTCGAGAAGAGTCTCGAGTATTCGCTCACGGGCGCGGCGCTCATCGATGCCGGCGTGCGCCTGGCGGGCCGGCCGATCACGCTGCAAGGCGAGGTCGAGGCCGGATGGATACGCCGTGGCGCGCTCACGGCGCTGCAGGCCCTGGCCGAGTCCGACGCCACCGGCACCCACGCGCTCGTGCTGGCCGATGGCCGCAGCTTCAACGTGCAGTTTGCCCCCGGCCTGCCCATCGAAGGCAAGCCGCTCGCGCGCCCCGAGCTGCCCGCCGAGGACTACCCCTACATCGCCACCGTGCGACTCATCACCGTTTGACCATGACCATTCTCGAATCCGATATCAAGCTCGTGGCGACCCAAGTCATGGATGACGTGCCCGAGGGCGGCGGTGCGCCGACCTCGAACGTCATCCCCGATGGCGCTGCCAATGCCATCTTCAAGGACATCTCGGCCGTGGACCGCGCGCAGGGCGACGTGTCGATCATGAAGATTGCCGCGGTCATCCAGACCCTGAACACCGACACGGCGCTCGGCGGTGTGGTCATCATCTCGCGCGCGCCGGCCGACCCGAAGGTGAGCGCGACGCTGTTCGCGACCGGCGACTTCTTCGACCGCCGCGCGAGCATCCAGAACCGGATCGAGGCCTACACCTCGCCCGGCGAAGAGTTCAACGGCTACCTGCTGTCCAACCATGTGCAGGGGCAGCGCTCGCTGCAGATCTTCCAGCGGCCCGGCGCGACGCCGCCGGCCATCAGCGGCACGCTGCAGATCAGCGGCGGCGGCAAGACGGAATACGTCCGCGTCTCGGATGTCGCCGTGGAACAGCGCACCTACAGCTACAGCACCGGCGGCTCCTTCGTGGACTACCCGGCGCAGGTGTGCGTCTGCGAGCTGGTGGACGGCCTGAAGAACGACTACACCGGCACTTCGGCGAACCGCCTCTTCGAGCGCACCCCCACCGCCGCGGCGATCAACAAGATGCTGGTGGCGAATGCCTCGAAGTTCTACGGTATTTCGAAGCTTGCGCAGAACGTCACCACGGGCGACCTCTCGGCGGTGGTGGAGCACATCGACACCCAGCTCGTGCCGAGTGCCACCACCGAGATTCCCATCGTGGACACCAGCGCGGCCGGGTCGGCGACCTCGCTCGTCGCCTCGGGCACGGGCACCGTCTCGCTGACCACGGGCGTGGCCTTCGGGCCGAATGCGGTCATCGTGGTGGGCAACCCGGTCTATCCGGGCTCGCTGTCGGTGGTCACCTCGGCCGGCACGCTCACCGACGATGGCGGTCGCCTGAAGCTGGGTGCGCTGACTGTCGGCAGCGTCAACTACGCCGGCGGCTCGATGGCCTTCGCGAGCGACGCGCCCGCGATCACCGGCAACAAGACGATCACCTTCCGGCCGGCCGGTGCGCCCATCGAGCTGGCCGATTCGGCGTCCATCGTCGTGACCGTCGAGAGCCGGCGCATCAACTACCCGCTGACGATCCTGCCGCCGCCGGCGCCCGGTTCGCTGCGCGTGGCCTACCGCGCCGGCGGCAACTGGTATGAGCTGGCCGACGACGGCGGCGGTCGCCTCTCGGGCGCCAGCTCCAGCATCGGCAGTGGCACGGTGGACTATGCGACCGGCACGGCCTTACCGACCCTCGGCGTGCTGCCGGACGTGGGCAGCGAGGTGATCTACACCTGGGCGGCGAAGGTCAACTACAAGGACCGCAGCGGCATCCTCCCGGCGGCGCTGTCGATCCTGCTCGCGCTCGACCACCAGGCGGCGCAGTACGGCACCGTGTCGGTGGACTGGAACGACGGCACCGCGCGCCATGCGAGCGACAACGGCAGCGGCGTGCTCGCCGGCGACGCCACCGGCCCCGTCTCCTATGCGGGCGGCACCATCGAGCTGAAGCCCAACGTGCTCCCGGGCTCGGCCGTCGCCTTCACGGTGGGCTACAGCCACGGCGAGCCGTCCTCGAAGACCTTCGCGGCGCCGGCGCGCAACGTCGATGGGTCGATCACGCTGAACCTGGGCCAGACCAACATCGCGCCGCGCTCGCTCGCGCTCGACTGGAACCTCGTGCTGCAGTCCACCGGGGGCGTGCCGGCCGACCAATGGGTGCCGCAGAACTTCGCGGCCACCAAGACCGTGACCGACGACGGCGCCGGGAACCTGAGGGATGGCCTCGGCGTGTCGTTCGGCACGCTGGACTACGCCAGCGGCGTGGCGACCCTGTTCCCCGAGGCGCAAGTGAGCGTGGCCGTGCCGCAATGGGCCGTCAATCCGTCCGGCGTGCTCGGCACTGTGCTGTCGCCCAACCTGCCGGGCTTCTACCGCAACACGCTCACGGGCTACACCTACGCCATCCTGAATGCCTCGCTGCCGGCGGACGCGAGCGCGCTGGTGTCGGCGAATTTCCGGGTGGCGGGCGCCGGCACGACGACGAGTCAGGTCTTCAATCAGCCGAAGCTCTCCATCCGGCTGCTGCCGAATTTCAGCGAGATGGGCGTGCCGGGTTCGGTGAACTTCACGCTCGGCGGGAAGACCTACTTCGACCGCGCCGGCGCGCTGTACACGGATCTGGACCCGGCGACCGGCGCGGCCACGCTGGCCGGCAGCTACGACTACGCCACGAACCTGGCTTCGCTCAACACCTGGCCGGCGGCGGCATCGAGCAACGTCGTGGTGAACAGCCTGCTCACGACCCTCGACGGTCAGCCGGTCGAATACGTGGTCTTCCGCACGCCGGTGGCGCCGATCAGCCCGGGCTCGCTGCAGCTCCTGGCGACGAAGCTCAACGGCGGCACCATCAATGTGACGGCCGACGCGGCGGGCTTCATCAACGGCACCAACGTGCACGGCACCTTCGACCACGCGACGGGTGTCGGCAAGGTCCGCTTCGGCGACTGGGTGACGGCCGCGGGCAACGAGGGTGCCGTCTGGTATTCGCCCGATGCCGTGGGCAGCGACGGCAAGATCTGGAAGCCGGTCCCGGTCTTCGCCAGCACCATCCGCTACAACGCGGTGGCCTTCACCACCTTGCCGGTCGATGCCACGCTGCTGGGCCTCGACCCGGTGCGCCTGCCGGCCGATGGGCGCGTGCCGATCTTCCGCAAGGGCGAGCTCGCGGTGATTCACAACACCAAGCAGCTGCCGCCGGCGGTGGTGGCGAACGGGCAGACGCTGAGCGCAGGCCGCGAGCGGCTGTCCCGCGCGCGGATCATCGGCGCCGATGGGGTGACCATCGAGACGGGCTATACGCGCAACCTCGATGCCGGCACGGTGACCTTCACGGACGTGTCGGGCTACGCGCAGCCCGTGGTCTACGAGCACCGTGTCGAGGACATGCTCACCGTGTCCGATGTCGGCATCGATGGCCGCCTGGCGTTCGCCGGCCGGATCTCCCACGACTACACGGCCGGCGACAGCTACGTGAGCAGCGGGCTGCGCATGGGCGACGTGAAGGCGCGCGTGTCGCTGTTGTTCGATCAGCAGACCTGGACCGGGGCATGGTCCGACAGCCTCATCGGCAGTGCGGCCGATGCGACCTTCAACGACATCGACCACCCGATCACGGTCACCAACAAGGGGGCCGTTACCGAGCGCTGGCGCATTCAGATCAATGCGGGCGGCAACTCCTACAACCTGATCGGCGAGCACGTCGGGCAGGTCGTGACCGGCCAGAGCCTGACGGCCGACTGTTCGCCGCTCGGCCCCTCGGGCGTGCCCTACCTGACGATCCCGGCCGCTGGCTTCGGCAACGGCTGGCCGGCCGGCGCACTCATCCGCTTCAACACCGTCGCCGCGACCTTCCCCTTCGTGCCGATTCGCACCGTGCAGATGGGCGCCGAGACGGTGCTCGATGACAGCTTCGAGATTCTGGTCCTCATCGGCGTGGACCGTCCCTAAAGAGAGAGCAAGAGAGCATGACTTCCGTAGTCGATACCAGCGTCAAATTCTTCAACAACACCATGACGGGCGCGCCTGCGCTCAGCGGAACGGCAGGTTCGCTGATTGCGCTGCTCGATGCCGTGCTCGTGAACGGCTTCGACCTCAAGAGCGCCAACGGTCTGACCGTGGCCGGCGGCATTGCGACGCTGGCCTTCACGGGCTCGCACAGCGCGCAAGTCGATTCGGTCATCGTCGTGGCGGGCAGCAGCATCGCGGCGCTCAACGGCGAGCAGAAGGTCACCGCGGTGGCGCCTGGCGTGGTGAAGTTCGCAACGGTTGCCGCCGATGGCGTGGCCTCCGGTGCAGTCACTTTCAAGATGGCGCCGCTCGGGTTCACGAAGCCTTTCAGCGGGACCAGTCTTGCGGCCTACAAGTCGAGCGACCCGGCCTCTGCGGGTTTCTGTCTGCGCATCGACGACACGGCCACGACCTTCGCGCGCGTGGTCGGCTATGAGTCTATGAGCGACATCAATACCGGGGTGGGGGCATTCCCCACGGCCGCGCAGATGGCGGGGGGCGGATATTGGGCGAAGTCGGTGAACGCGAACTCGACGCCGGTGGCTTGGTCGCTCCATGGCGACGGCCGCATCTTCTACCTCACGGTGCTGGCGGCATATTCGTCGGGGTCCACTTTTCAGATCGGAACCACGCGCTGTTTCGGTGACCCGATCGCCTTCAGGCCCGGAGGCGACCCGTATTCGTGCGTGCTGAACTACTCCAACACGTCGACCCCCACCAACATGGTGTCGGGTGGCGTAGGCACGGGGGCCGACGCCACGGTTTCCGCGTGCCCTCGCGACTATCACGCGTTGGGGTCGGCCACGGTCGCCAACATCTTCTCGTTCAGCAGCGCTGGCGGCGCCACGATCTCCGGCATCACCGACTCGATGGGAGCTTTCCCCTCCGTGGTTGACGGAGGGCTGTGGCTTGCCGAAACGTATCTGGCGGTTGCCGGTGTGAACACGCCGCGCGCCAAGATGCCCGGGTTCTACCGGACGCCTCAACCGGGTGTCTGGAACGCCCTCAAGATGAACGACCGCACGCCCGGCAGCGGCCTTGTGGTGGGCCGGAACCTGATGGCGGTGACGACGAGCAACACGACGTTCTCGCAGACCTCGACCGCTACCAACACCGGTGTCGCATTTCTCGACATCACCGGTCCCTGGAGGTGATTGAGTGGCCGCACCTCGCTATTGGCGCGCACTCGGTCTGGAGGCCTACGGACTTGCCGGGCTGGACATCACCGAGTTCCAACTGCTCGCAGCCACGACGCGGGTCGATGCGTCGGCCACGCTGACCAGCAACGTGGCGCCGGCCACCGGGTCGCTGGCGAACCTCAAGGATGACGACACGAGCACGGGCGCGACGTGGAGCGCGGCCGATCTGAGGACGCTGGTGCTGTCGTGGGACTTCGGTTCCGGCGGCGGCCAGGATGTGACCGATATTCGGATCGGATCAAGCATCGACCCGGCGAAGTTCTTGTTGATCGCCGTGCTCCAGTGGTCCGATGACGCGACCACGTGGACCGACTCCTTCACGTATGCGGGTATCTCGTGGCCGGGTGCGCGCACGAAGACTGCCAGCGAGGCTGCGCAGTCCACACAGGTGCTCGCTTCTTCGCCGCTTCTCTACTACAAGCTCGACGAGACGAGCGGCACGACCTACGCGGACGCCACGGGCAACGGACGCACGGGCGTCGGCAGCGGCACGATCACACCGCAGGCGGGCTTGATCGGCGACAGCACCGGCTCCCTGTACTTCGCCACGACCGATGCACAGGTGCTGACGCCCGATCCTTTCGGCGCGGCTTACGCTGGCGCGTGGACCGTGCGGGTCATCGGGAAGGGACCGTCTGCCGGGTTTTCGGTGGCGCAGCGCGGGCGCGACGGGTTCGGAGATGGATGGTCCATCAGCATGGGGGTGGTGGCGGCCACAGGCCGGGTCGGTGTGACAGCGGTGTACCAAGGCACGGCGTGGGCGGCCAACAGCGCTGTGGGGGCCTACACCTACGGGACTGTCGCGGAATTCGTGGGCCAGTACATACCCGGCCAAGGTCTGCGCATCTTCCTCAATGGCGACCTCGTGGGGGTCGGGGCCGTCAGTCCGGGCGGGACTCTGCGCAACAGCACCATCGGCCTCACCGTGGCGATGGGGAACGGGACAACGACGGTGGGCACAGTGTGCGACGAGGTCGCATGGTGGAACACCGCGCTGACGGAGGCGCAGGTTCGCTCCATGGCCGATGGCGGGAAGATCGTGCGCAATCGTGTTCGCGGTCGCACGGGGATCTCTCGACCCAGCAACACGCCGTCCGCGGCAAGCATCGTGCTGCCTTACGGTGCGGTGAGCATCCGGCCATCGAATCTGCGAGGGCGCAGAGACTTCGTGACGGGCGTGCTCGGGCAGGGCATTGGCCGCGTGCGAGGCTTCACGCTCGACTACGTGAACCCGCTCAACAAGCCGTACCCATGCCGTGTGGTGCTGATGCGGGAGACGGGCAACCTCGTGGTGCGCGAGCAGTGGTCGAAGGCGGACGGCAGCTATGACTTCCAGTACATCGACGAGCTGCAGAGCTACACGGTGGTGGCTTACTACCTGGCCCACGGCAAACGGGCGGTCATCACCGATGGGCTGACGCTTGCCAATGGCAAGGTGGAGCTGATGGCATGAACGTGCTCGCCATCAATGCCATGCTGCAAGGGCCGGGCCTTCTGGCCTATCTGGGCGAGGGCGCCCGCTTTCTGGTTTACAGCGGCGCCCAGCCGGCGGAAGGCGGCCCAGGCACGACGCTGCTGGCCGCGGCCGTACTCGCGCAGCCAGCGGGTGCTGTCACCGATGGGCAGCTCGCGCTCGCGCAGGCCGACAGTGCGGGCGACATGGCCCTCGCAACCGGCATCGCGACGTGGGGCCGGGTCGAGCTGGCCGGCGGCACCTGGGTGGCCGACTTCAGCATGAGCGGTCCCTCGGGCACCGGGCAGGTGAAGCTCGTTGTCGTCAACCCGCCCGAGGGCGACCCCGAGGCGAAGCTCTATCAGGGCGGCACCTTCTTCATCGGCGAGGTGGTCTTCGGTGGTTGAAGACCTCATCTTTGGAAAGCCGCCGCTCGACGGGCCACCGAACGTTCTGGTGTTCGGCGAGCCGGATGAGGCCACCAGCGCGGCCTACGCGCTCGGCCGCATCCCGCTGCCGGCGTTCATGGTGTCCGGCACGGCGATGGTCACGAGGCCGCCTTATGCGACAGCGAGCGGCTCGGTCCCGCTGCCGGCCTTCATGGTGCGCGGCACATCGAACTACGCGAGTGCGGTGTCGCGCCCGCTCATGGGCAAGGTGTCGGCGGGCTGGCAGATCGCCCAGCAGATCGCAGGCGGCGCCGCGGCGACGCATCACAGCGCGGCGCGCGCGCGTGCGCACCGGTCGGCCGCGTGGCACAAGTCCGCACCGCTGGCCGCCGGCGTCTCGACGGCCTGGCAGGACGTGCTTCGCGCCTGTGCCGCCGCGGTGCTGCGCTATCAGGCGGCAGATCAACTAGGGTCCACGGCCAGCCTGCGCCATCAGGAGGCGGTGCGGGCGCGCGCGGAGGTTGCGGCCCGCTGGCGGGAGGCCGAGCGCCTGGCGATGGCACCGGTCGGGCTGCGGCATCAGGAAGCCGAGCGGATGCGGCGCGGCGCCCGCGCGCGCTGGCAAGAGGCCGTGCGCGCCGAGCGGCGCCATGGGGCGGGCTTTGGCGCTGCCGCCCAGCTTGACATCGGGCGCGTGTCGCGGTGGCAGGCGGCCATGCAGCCGCTGCCGGGGCGTTCGGTGATCGTGCCGCCCGAGGTCGATCCCTGCTATGTGCCCGACACCACGCTCGTGTTTCGCGCGCTGCAGAAGCACGCGACGACGCTCATTTTCATTTGCGAGCGGCATCTGCCGTCGCCCGGCACCGGCGAAACCGTCGTCGTGTCCATTCTGGAGGCCTACATCGTGCAGAACAGCATCAGCCTCGTGCGCATCGACAGCGGCGAGGTCATCGAGGCCCTGGCCTTTTCCATGAGCCTTGATGCGGACTCTTGGACCTGGCGTTGGAGCGCCACCTTGCCGCGCGAGGCGTGGCCCGTCATCCGGCGCGGCATTCATGCGGCGCCCGTCGAGATCCTCGCCACGGTCAACGGCGTGCCGTACCGGCTGAGCGCGACCGATTGCGGCCGGGATCGTCGCTTTGGCGATGGCAAGGTGCAGGTGCAGGGCAGGGGACGTGCCGCCTTGCTCGATGCACCCTATGCGCCGATCCTGAATCACGCGTCCGCCTCGGCGCGCAGCATCGCGCAGTTGCTCGACCTCGCGCTGACCAACAACGGCGTTCCCATCGGCTGGGGCATCGACTTCGGTGTGACCGATTGGACCGTGCCGGGCGGGACGTGGGACTTTCAGGGGAGCCACATCGGCGCGGTGCTCGACATCGCCAGCGCCGCCGGCGCCATCGTGCAGCCGCACGCGACCGAGGCGACCTTGCGCGTGATGCCGCGCTACCCGGCCGCGCCATGGCACTGGGCCACGCTGATGCCCGATGTGGTGCTGCCTGCAGCGGCGGTGGCGGTCGAGGGCATCCAGCTGCAGACGAAGCCGGCCTACAACCGGGTCTTTGTGGCGGGCACCAATGCGGCCGGCGTGCTGGGGCAAGTCACGCGCAGCACCACGGCCGGCGACAGCGTGGCGCCCATGGTCACGCACGCGCTGACCACGCACAGCGTTGCCGTGGCCCAGCGTGGCATCGCCGTGCTGTCCGACACCGGCGCACAGGCGAACGTCAGCCTTCGGCTTCAGGTGCGGCCCGAGACGGGGGTCATCCTGCCCGGCGCCTTCGTGCGCTACGAAGACGGCGCCGAGACGCACCTCGGACTCGTGCGCAGCACGGCGGTGGATTGGCAGCGGCCGGTGCTGCGCCAGTCGATCACGCTCGAAACGCATGTGGAGGTGTGAGCGTGGCAACCAACGTCTATGCCGCCTTCTTGGCCCTGCTGCCGAGCTATCCGCTGCAGGTCGCAACCATCACCGCCATCGACGGCGAAGTCGCGCGCCTAGCGCTGCCTGGCGGCGGCGTGCTCACGGCGCGCGGCGTCGGTGCGGTGGGCGATCAGGTCTTTGTGCGCGACGGCGTGATCGAAGGGCAGGCGCCCGCGATGCCGTTCGTGCAGGTCGAAATTTAACGAGAGAGCAGAGGCAACGCATGGACGTGGGCGACCTGGCAACAAATCCGATCGCGCAGATCGTTTTTTTGATCTTGTCTGCGGCGGGCGGGTATCAGGTGTGGCGCGCCAAGCAGCCCGCCGAGGCGAAGGAGCGGGCGGACAGCTCCGGGCAGATTGCCGCGCTCGCGACCTGGCAGGCGCTGCTCGTAGGCGAACGCACCGCACGGGTCAGGGCCGAAGAGCGCGCCGACAAATTCGCGGCCGAGCGCAACGAAGCGTTGGAACAGGTGTGGGAGATGAAAGGGCAGTTCAAGGTGATGAGCGAAACCCTGGCCGCGCAGACCGCCGAGCTGGGCCTCTTGCGCGAGCAGGTTCGCCAACTGAAGGAGCAGATCCATGCACAGTGAGTCGCACATCGATTCGGATCGCGCGGCACTCGAAGTCTTGCCGCGCGTGCGCCCGCCGCGCCAGTGGCGCCGGTTCTTCGAAACCGTGGGCGTCGTCGGAAGCCTGTTCCTCGGCGGCTTCGGCTCGGGCTACTTCTGGGCCGCCCGCACCGCCGAAGCGCAGCTCACGCGCCAGCGCGACGACCACCTCGCCGAGATCGCCCGGCTGCGCGAAGCCTTCGGCGACCGTCTCTCTTCCCTCACCGGCCGCGTCAACCGCGCGGCCGACACCGCAGCGAGCGCCGCGCAGACCGCGGGCGAAGCCGCGAGCACGGCGCAGACCGCCGCCCAAACCGCCAACCAGGCCGCGAAGACCGCGGCGAAGGAACTCAAGAAACCATGATCGACACGCAAACCCTCATCGACTGCACCGGCGCCGCACGCGCCGACGCCGAGCGCTACACCCTGCACCTGGCGGACGGTATGAATCGCTTCGGCATTCACACCGCCGACACCATGGCGGTCTTCTTCGGGCAGCTCGCCATCGAATCCGATGCGCTGCAGAAGGTCGAAGAGAACCTCCACTACACGACGCCGGCGCGGCTGCGTGAGATCTTCCCGAGCCTGTTCGTCACGGGTGGCTATCGGGCCGAAGAGTACGTGCGCAATCCCCGTGGGCTGAGCATGCTTCGCTACAAGGGCTTCCACGGCCGCGGCCTCATCCAGCTCACCTGGGAAGACGCTTACATCGCCGCGGGCCATGCGCTTGGGGTGGACTTCCGCCGCCATCCCGAGCTGCTGCTACAGCCGCAGTACGCGGCGCAGTCGGCATGCTGGTTCTTCGCGGTGTTCAAGGACTGCTTGCCGGCCGCCGAGCGCGGCGATGTCTACGAGGTGACCGGGCGTGTGAACGGCCCGGCGCGACTGAAGGTTGCGGAGCGCAAGGCGATCACGGCGCGTGCGTACAAGGTGCTGAGCCAATGAAGTTCCTCGACATCGTGCCTTCGTGGCTCTGGGCGCTGCTGCTGACGCTGGCGCTCGCCGTGGCGGGCATCGAGCGCACCCAGGTGCTGAAGGCGAGGGCCGATGTGTCCAAGGCACAGAGGGCCGTCGCCGATGAAAAGCTCGACCGCCAGGCCGAGAACACCCGCCGCGCGCTTGCCTCGCTCGAAGACCTGCAGCGCGTGCTCGCGATGCAGGCCGCCCATGCCAAAGCTCAACAGGAGAACGTCAATGCCTACGAACAGAAACTGGCCGCGCTCGATGGCCGCCGCCGCGCTGCTGCTGGCGATGCTGAGCGGATGCGCCAGCAATTCGCCGACTTCGCCGCCCGTGATCGGGACGAAGCCACAAGCGACCCCGCTGCCTGCGAGCGTGTCGCAGATCGATCCGCGATCCTCGCAGACCTGGCTGCACGAGGTGCAAAGCTACTTCGAAGCGGTCGAATCATCGTTGAACAGCGAGACGCCGAAGTAGATCTGTTGCTCGGGATCATCGGCAACGACCGCGCAGTCATCACGTCGGCTTCGCAGATGTCGCGCGCACCGTGAGGCCGAACGGCCGTGACATGCCTTGCATGGCATTCCTTCGTTGAAGCGCAATTTCCACCGTCATTCACCATTTCTCGCAACCTTCAAGAGCCTGAGCGAGCTGTGCCGCAAGGGCCAAATGTGGGTGGATGTCTTCGACTTGGCAAGCGTCTGAGAACACAAGATTGACATACGACCCCATTTGCAGGTTGGATGCTGCTTCCTCATGCAACAATCGGACGACACCTGCTGAAACG